GGAACTTATGAAACGGAGCTAGTCGCTGGTTTTGCTGGAGCAACTGAACAGGTGCTTTACAACAAATTACGAGAACTTTGGGTCCGGGGCAACGTAACAGCAATAGTTATAGACGATAGACAAATGCCTAGTTTAGTAAAACGTCTAAAAGGTGAAGGTCTACCGGTCTGGGCTTTATGGGTGAAAGAAATTTCGGCGGCTTCTTCTACGGTTTACGCTATGTTCGCTTCTGGAACTGTAAAACACCGCAACGATCCATTATTACAATTACAAAGCCCTAAGGGTATAGGTAAGTATTCTGGAGAGTCATGGTTTATTAGTCGTAAAGAGTCTTTAGGAGACATTGACGCGCTTATGGCTACGGTTATGGGTCTTTATGTTGCTTCGACACGCCAAGAATACGAAACGCAGGTTTTTTGACTTTCTGAAAAGTGTGCTATACGTTTCTAGGTAATGGCGACCCTATGGCAACGCATATTAGGCAGAGATATCGAGCAACGTTCGGTAACTCCAACTTTCCCTACCCGTTCTGACTGGTCTGTAGGCGAAAATCAAGCTCTAAGCCTAACTGCGGTTTATAGGTCTATACAGATTATCGCTACGCCTATTTCTAAAATGCCTATGCAAAGTTTTCGCTATGCAACCGGTATCGAAGTACCAATAGAGAACCCAGTCTTAGTAAATAAGCCTAATTTTACAGACTCTAAAAGAGACTTCTTATTTCAGACTGTCGCTTCTCTCGCATTAGACGGTAATGCTTTCTGGCTAAAGAGTTATGGTACCAACGGGCAAATAAATAACCTAACTCTAATTCCAGCTAACGCAGTAACGATAAGACTTGACCTTAATGGGCAGAAATTTTACGATTACCAGTTAACAGACCAGACTAAACCTTATACAACTCAAACAGATATCCAACACCTAAGACTATTTAGTCGCGCTGGTTATTTACGCGGTTTAGGTCCTATTGACTCATGCAATAAAGATATTGCCGCTGCTTTAGATCTTCGTAATTATGCTGCTAGCTGGTTCGGACAAGCGGGTATTCCTACAGGTATCCTAAAAACTGATAAGCCTATTTCTAGTGAAGACGCTTCGGACATTACCGAACGCTGGCACACTAAACAATCAGAACGTAAAGTGGCGGTTCTTGGTCAGGGCTTCGAGTGGCAGACTGTACAACTAAACCCTAAAGACGCTATGTTTACCGACGTACAAATGCAACAGGTACAAGCTATAGCCCGTTTATTCGGTGTACCAGCAAGATTACTTTTAACAGGTGTAGACGGATCTAGTGACACTTATACCAATCTGCAAGATGAGAACCAAGTCTTTTACCGTCATACCATTATGGCTTACACCGACGCAATCTCTGACGCGCTAAGCGAGTGCCTACCTAGGGGAACTAGAACCGAATTTAATTTCGAAGGTCTATTTAAAGCAGACATGGCACAACGTTTTAATATGTACGAAACTGCCCTAAGAGCAGGGTTTATGACAACTGAAGAAGTAAGAAGAAAAGAAGGTTTACAATGAGCGAACTAGAAGTAAGAAGTTTCGAAGTACGTCTAGACCCTGAAACTAGAGAAGTATCTGGTATTGCGGTCCCCTACGGCGAAATTGCAGATATTGGCACCTATAAAGAGCGTTTCGTTCCCGGAGCGATTAGAAGCGTAGAAGACGTAAAACTATTTTGGCAACACTCCGAACCTATTGGCAAAGTCTTAGAAGGTAGAGATACCGAAGCTGGTTTCGAGATTAGGGCAAAGATTAGCGATACTCCTAGGGGTAACGAAGCCTACACGCTGTTAAAAGATAACGTAATAAATAAGTTTTCTGTCGGTTTCATGCCGTTAGAACAAACCAGAGACGGAGATCTAGTTACTAGAACTTTAGTTTCACTTAAAGAAATTTCATTAGTAAATTTCCCAGCCTTTTCGGGGGCTTCTGTATCAGAAGTTCGCGAAGAACAACCCGTAAGCGACGTGCCTACGGACACAACCCAAACAAAGGAAAATAACATGGATAACTCTATGGAATTGGACGTCCGAGCAGTACAAGACGAAGTAGCGGAAATCCGCAGAGAACTTGATCTGGTAAAGACTCCAAGTATCATTACCCCAACCTTCGAACAGAAGTTCCGTTCCCAAGGTGAATACGCTAAAGCACTCGTAACAGGTGACAACGACGCTATCGAACTATTTAGAGCTGCGACTTCTGCTGACGTTGCATTACGTCCGGCTTTCGTTGGTTTTGTAAACAGCCTAATTAACTCTGGAAGACCGACTCTAGCGGCGTTTAGCACTAGCGCACTTCCTTCTACTGGTCTTACTGTAGAATACGCAAAAATCAACACCAACACCGTAGCTATTGGTAAGCAGACTACAGAGAATACCGTTCTTTCTACTGGAGACGTTGCTCTAAGTACCGTTTCTGTTGCTGTAAACACTTATGGCGGTTACGTCAAGTTGTCTAAGCAAGCAGTCGAGCGCTCAACCGTAAACTATCTAGACGTTGCTTTCCAAGCTATGTCTTTGGCTTACGCAAAGAAAATGAACACCGACTTCGTTGCTGTATTGGCTGCTCTAACTTGGTCAGGTTCTAAGACTGTAGACGCTTCTGGTCTAACTGCTGCTACTGTAGCCGGTGCTTTGGCTGACGCTTCTGCTTACATCTACACAAATACAGGTCTTTCACCTGAATTTATTGTCGCCGGTGTAACTGCTTACAAGCGCCTAGTTGGAATTGTTGATACTGCTGGTCGTCCAGTAGTTCTACAGGACGGAGCTGGCTTTAACAACATTGGTACCGCCGATATTGCTGGTCTTCGTGGCTCTGTATTTGGGCTTCCTATTATTGTGGACCCAGCACTAGCAGCAACTACCGCGTATATTGCTAACTCTCTAGCTCTAACGACTTACGAGTCTGCTGGTTCACCTGCGCGTCTATCAACTGCTGACGTTACAACTCTTAGCGACTTCTACTCTGTTTACGGTTACGCTGCTATTGCGGTTCCGTTCGAAGGTGCAATCGTCAAGATTAACACCGGAGCCTAATAACTCATGGCTGTAACGGTGGAGCAATTTAGGGCTTATGTGGGTACTAAAGAAGTATCTTCGTTCGTAGACTCATGTTTAGCTTCGGCTAATTCTCACGTTTCTAAGTTCGTTGGTTCGGCTAGAGTACCTTCTGACACTTTGGACCAAGCGGTCTTAAGTTGTGCTTCTGAATTGTTCCACCGTCGCAGCGCTCCTAATGGTGTAGCCCAATTTGCGGATCTTGGTACGACTGTTCGTATCGCTAAAGACCCTATGACTGCGGCTTACCAAATGCTTCTTCCGTTTGTGGGTCCCGGACTATGACCAACGAAATAACTACGAGTAAAGCGGAACTTGCTCTTGACTTGCAGAACGCAGGGATAGAAATTCTGGATTATGTGCCAGAACGCATAACGCCGCCAATAGTTATTATTACTGCTGGTTCTCCGTATCTGGTCCCTGAAACAATTAGTAAAGAATATCGTTTAGGTCTAACTTTGACTTTAGTTTCTGGTACTGCCACTAACGAACAGGCAACCGAAGACCTAGACGCTTTAATAGCCCAAACCTTAAATGCTCTTGCTCCCTTAGGTTATGTAGCTATCCGTCAAGTAAACCCTAGTTATCGACTAGCGGCGAACTCTGGCGAATACTATGCAGCCGACTTAAACCTAGATCTATCTATCACTCTTTAAGGAGAAATGAAATGCCAGTATCAACACGTATTACCGCAAAAAACATTGTATTTAAAATTTCAACCGTAGATTACGCTTGCGACGTTAATGCTCTTAGCTTGACCCTAAACGACGCTCCGGGGGACGTTATGACGTTCTGCGAAGTTCGCACGGGTGGGCAGTGGGCTTTACAGCTTGACGGAATTACCAGCGGAGACGCTGCTAGTCTTTATCAAGTTCTTTGGGCTAACTATGGTACAGAAGTTGCTTTTACTATTGCTCCGCATGGTAACGCTGTCGCAACTGCTTCC